TTCAACAACTTGTTTCAAGATTTGAACGTTGATTCTGTTACCTGGTGTACCTTCAAGTGTTGATGTTGAAGCAGCCTTACCAGCTGTTGTACCAGAGTAAGCAGTTGCAATTTTGAATGGACTTAGAGCTTCATCACCACCTACTGTGCTGTCGCCTGAAGTTGCTGTAACAGCATCTGCATAACGTACACGTAGTGTGTGGATTTGTGCTACTGGACCAGTCATTGGTTGTACGCCAACGATTTCGTTAGCGATAACTGTTGGCATTACTCGACGAATTACTGGAAGGATCACGCGGTTTAATGTAGCTACGTTACCTACTGCTGTAGCGCCACTAGTTGCAGTTTCCATCAAGTGCTTCTTCGTATTTTCTAAAATTACAGCCATTGTGGTTCTTTTCGAACCTTGTAGACCTTCTAACAGGGCGTCTTTGGTCTCTGTCCAACGGCCTTCTAATAGTTGGGTTGTCATTTCTTATTTTCCTTTAAAAAAATTACTACTATTTTAGCCCTGCTAAACGACGAATTTCGATAACATTTGTTTCGGATTCTACGTTGGTTTTAGCAGATTTATCACCTGTCACTTCTACTCTTGACTCACTTAGCATCGCCTTGTCAGCTTTTGCTGTTGGAGTGTTGTTTAGAACTGCTGGTAGATACTTTTCATATGCAGTTTGTAGTCTTTCAGTCTGCACACTCTCGAGTAGGCTGCTCATTACTTCAGCTTTCTCTTTGTTTAATGTCTTAAGTAATCCATCAAGTTTCTCTTTACGAGCGATACCGTCTTGGATTATTCGAACTTCACGGTTCTTAGACTCAACTAATGCTTCTTTTTCTGCAACCGCTTGTTTGCTTTCTGCAATAACTTGCTCTTTTTCAGCTAGTTCTGCTTGAAGTTTAGTAATTTCCTTGTTCTCATTTAAATGAGTACCAGCAAATTCTGTAGCGAATGCTTCAAATAGGCGACGTCCGAACATGTTCTCACGAGCAGTTTGGATGTCTTCTTTTAGTTGTGCCAATTCTGAGCCTAGATTTTGTGCCACTGCTTCCTTAACAAGTCCGGCACTGCGTTTAACAAAAGCTGACTGTAGTTCTGCTAATTTAGATTTAGCTTCTGCCACTAGTTTAACTTTAGTTTCTACGACTGCTTGCTTGTCTTGGTCAAACTCTTTGATCTCTTCAGCTAGTGCGTGGATAACAAATTTTTCTAACTTAGCGACTGCTTCAGTTTGAACTTTCTTATCTTGACGCAATTCTTTGATTTCTTCTGCAAGTTTAGTAACCATGAAGTCATTAAACTTACCAGCACTTTCAACCATATGACGTTTAAATTTCACTCGGTCTTCAGTAAGAGCCTGTTTCTCTTCGGCAAACTCTTTGAGTTCAGCGGTGAGACTTTCAGTAACCATTTTGTCTAGAGCTTCAACCATTACATTTTTGTCGTGCTCATAGCGGCCAGCGAATTCTTCACGCAATTCAGCGCGAATAACATCACGTGCTTCATTTAACTTAGATTCCCAAGCTTCATTTAAAGCTGATTGAGTTTCTTCGTTAATGATACCACTATCTAACAATGGTTTGATAGCATCTAACATTACGATCTCCTATTTAATTTTAAGATCTTTGATAAGGCCTTTTACGGCTTCTCTTAGATATTTCTGTACTTTTTGATCTGCGCTGGCCTCTTTAGCCATTTCGAATACCTTACTGCCACCACGCATATTCATCAGTCCTTCGTAAATCGCTGTTGGATATGCATTTGGTGCGCTTGGTTGCGCAACTACATCTACTGTGACTATTTCAAAGTCACTTACTTTGCCGTCAGTCTCGTTCACGTTACCGCTACCACGAGAGCTAACACCAAGTTTTACTCCTGACTCCAACATTGTTGTTACCAACAATCCCATCGGAGTAGGAAGAACCTTTAATTTACCAAAACCATTAGGACCATCCATCCACATGTCTGTAATCAGATGTGAAACGCGATCTAAATTAATTTTCAAATCATCAGGGTGATCAACTTCGCCTAAGACGCTGTAACCACCCTTGATTTGTTCATTTAGTGTGCTAACAGCTTTTTCAATCTCATTTACAGGATATACACGCTCATTGTGATTTTTAACACCACCTTGGATGAATATGCCTTTCATGTAAAGATTCTTACCTTTGCCGTCAGCTGTGCCTTCAGTGATAACTTCCATGCGGGCTGCGTCAAATGTCAAGTTCTCTTTAAGATATAAAGCCATTATAGTTTCCTAATTATTTTGCTACTGGTGCTGTTTTATTAACTGCACCTTCTTCTTTATTGACTGCTGTTTCTTTTTTAGCAAATGCTTTACCAGCATTAGCACCTGGTTTGTTAAGAGGATCATTAACTAATTGACCTTTTGGTTTTTCGCTAGCTGCAGGACTGTTTCCGTCTTGATTAGCTGAGCCACCGGCTGTTACGTTAACTGCTTTGCCACCCATGTCATTTTTACCAGCTACTGTTGATTTTTTGTTAACTGCTACACTTTTACCTGTACCAACTGCTGCACCTTCTGTATTAGCTGGTGTAGCTACTTTTTCAACGTATTCACGAACGATAGATTCATCAACATCTTTGTCTTCTTCTTCGTCATCTTCTTCTTTAGCTTCATAGAATTCTTCTTCCTGCATCGCATCATGATTCATGCCGCCATGCATTTCTGCCATTTCGCCATCGTCATCACCGTGGATACCAGGCATTGCTTCTTCTTCGTGCTCTTCACCAGCCATTAGTGCATCAAATTCTGCTTTAAGTTCGTCTAATGCAGATTCAAGATCAACTACGCGATCTTCTAATTCTTCTGCATCACCTTCTTCAGCACCAAGCTCAGCTTCTTCAGCACCAGCTAGTTCTTCAGCACCTTCTTCGCCTTCTTCTTCTTCAGAAATACCTTCTTCGTCTAAAGAGATTTCGTCAACAAGTTCTTCAACTTCGTTGCCGCCAACTTCAGCTAGGTCTTCTTCTGCTACTAGGTTTTCGTAAATATCACGTGATTTTTCTACTACGATTTGGTGGAAAAGTTCACGAGCTTTGTCTGTTTCATCGTTGATGATGAATTCGACTAATTGTTCGTATTTGTTGTTCATTATGAACTCCTTAAAAATTAATATTAATCCGGACTAATACTCAATTGAAATGTATTATGTTTATATATTTAACAGATTTGTTACAAAAGGGGGTTAAATGCTATGTTTTTGAATCGTTTTGAAAGATAACTACATCATTGGTGCTGCTGCGGGAGCTTTATATTGCTGTTGAACACTGTCTATCTTCTTCTCGTGCTCTAATTTACGTACATCATTCATGATACGCAGGCGATTTAACTGTTTTAGAGTCAATTTGGTTTTACGTAAATCGCTGAGTTTTACCGCAGAATTGTCGTCTTTTTCTGTGGCATAACCTGCAGGAGTAGGTTCAAAAATTTCTAAGATGTTCATAAGAGTATTTACCAAAAAGCCTATAAACCTAGACCACCAGCGGGTGCACCGGCACCTGCGGCAGGTTGGCTAGCAGGAGCACCGACACTTTCAGGGCCTGCACCAGGAACAGCGCCAAGCGTAGGTTCAATTGGTGCCACCGACTCAAGATCTTGCTGTATACCAGCGTTGGTAACTCCGACCGCACGTAGGCCAGCATCAGGTAATTCTGTATCCGCAACAGTACCATTTTCCTGTGCCCATAGTTCATCATTGCGAGTCATTTCTTCTTCGCTGAGATCTAGATAGCGTTCTAGTAGGAAACGTTTGCTTAGATAAGGAATTGGTTCTAATTGTGTAAATGTGGTGATACGCACTTGATCTACTTCTGCTTGACGATATTTAGCAAAGTTCTGCGGTTCGTTGAAACGTAGATCAAACAAATTATTGTCAATGTTGATGCCTCTCCAGCGCATGAACATCTTAAACTCTTGATCTAGTTTGTCCACAATTAGAGTTTGTAATCTGATACAATATTGATTAAATCGCCACTCTTGGATCAATGCTGTGGTTGTTTTACCATCACTGTAACTACGTTCGCTTTCATCTGTGCCTGTAGGCAAGTAACTGCTAGGAATACGTAGACCACGGAACATCTTGTTGGTAAAGTAACGTAGGTCAGTGATCTCACCTAGATTAGTACCGCCAGGAAATACTTCCACTGTACTACCACGACCATCTGCTGTAGTTGGAAAGAAATAGTCTTCGTTAGTTGATAATGGATTATATGTAGCATCCATCATGTTTTGTCCGCCACCAGTTTGTGTAGGAATTCTGCGTTGATGGATTTCATTTTTAACACGGTCAACATAGGCCATGGCCATGTGTGTTGGCATGTTACCCACGTCGATTTTAAAGATACGGCGTTCTGGAGCACGTTGTATACGATAGATGATAATAGCATCTTCAAGCAATTCTTTTTGTTTGAATATCTTAAAGATACTTTCTAATACCGAATTACCAAATGGCCAGTTTAAATCTAAGCCTTCTGTAAGTGATATATGGACTACGTGTTCTGCATCAATAACTGCTTCATTTTGCGCATGGCTAAAGCGTGATCCACCACTGTAAGGTGTTTGTGGTTGTGTGTAACTACCACTTGGACCGCCTACCTGTGGGTGATTGATGAATGTATCGCTACTACTTAATGCTGTAGCAGTCAAGTTCATGAAGTTAATGTTTAGATCTTTGATGATATACTGTTCTGGTTTTTTACCTTCAGCTTCGTTAACGATAACTTTAACCACTTTAAACATCTCTGTCCAAAATAGTTTAAATGTTTCAGGATCACGTAGGAAAACTTGATCGCCATATTTAATTGTGTTACGTACTAGTTTAAACAGGCGTTTGTTAAGATCATTTAGACTGACCCATTGTTGCAGTTGATCTTTGAGTATATTAACTTCGTTGTCTGTGGGATCTTCTTTGAAGAATAAATCAAAACCTGTACCATTTTCGATATTGGTCTGTGTCATAAACTCAGCAAGGATGTCTAAGGCAGCATTGACTTCACTGTCCATATCCATCTGTTCATATTGATTGTAGCGTTCTGTACGATTTGGATGACCGATGTAGACTTCTGGTAATTGGCTAGCAAAGTTTCTGTAGCCAGCATCTGGTAAGTTGTTATTGCTACCACTAATTGGGCTCATCGAGCCAGAATTATTAGCAGTCTTAAAGTATTTTTTCCATGCCATGTTTAAGTTCCCTAGATGCAGTATTTATCAGCCTACATGCTGTGCTGTAAAATTCCTGAGGTTAGGCTATTCGTATCTCGCATGGTTCTGAGTATTTCGGTTAAGATACCACTTTGTTGATGCACTGCGGCTGTTAGTGCGCCAGTGTCCATACTAACTGGTATACTGCGATTGTCTGATAATGGGACTACTGCTTCTGTGCCATGTAAGGTAGCTGAGTAACCACTTTCTGGACCAGATGATACACCACCTTCGGAAAATCCACCAACCATTTTATCATACATTTCACCGCCAATTGCAGCACCTCCTAGCACCGTAGGAATGCCAACTGCCAAACTTGCTCCCATTGTCGCTGGTGCAGCTGCTATAGTAGCCCCTATACCAGCTATCCCCCCTAATACCACAGCGGTTCCTCTGCCTAGACTAGAACCAGAAGATTTACCAGAAGCACCATCAACTGCTTTCCTGACACTAGCTATCACATCATTTGCTACTTTACCAAATGTTTTAATAGATGGAGTTAGGATATCTTGGATAGACATTTTCAATGACTGTGCCGCAGCTTCAACCCCGGTTAGTTCGTTTTGTAATCCCGAATTTGCTCCTGATAATTGTTCAGCATCGGCTATGGCTTTATTAATATTAGCAGATTCTGTTTTAAATGACATGTTATACAGTTCATCATAACTTTTAGCAAGATCACCGTTTGCGCCAATTAACATACTCTGTTTACTTAATGCTGTTCCAAGTTGATCAGTTCCCGATTGCATTCTATCACTAAGTTCAGCTGTGCCTCTGCTTAACTCTTCCACCGATGTTCGTCCAGCATTTACACTATCCCCCCATTGCATAGCAGATTTGCCACTATCCTGCAACATTGCCGCTGTATTTGTAATTGCACCACTTACATAATACTGCATGGCAGCTATTTTTTGGTCTTCTGATTTTAAGGCCAATGATGCTTTAAGACGTTCTGCTAGGAATGGATCATTTGTTGCTTTTGCTATTTTATTAACTTTTTCTGCATAAGCATATTGAGTTGCTAGTTTTTCTGTTGCCTCACGACGAGATTTAGCTTCATCACCTAGTATGTCTGATACTATTCTCATGTTTTTAGCCATAGATACTGTGGCTTCTGCCATTTCTCTATTATTAGCCTGAGAACCAGCACGTTTGTATCCAACCATAACTTGTGCTACAAGCTCAGCTTGTTCAGCAAAACCAAAACCAAGATTCTGCATTTCTTTTTGCAAGGTCAGTCCACTCTTGCCTGTATCCTTGGCTAGTCTAGAGGTCACATCAGCAACAGCTTTAGCTGCGGTTGTAACTGTTAGACCGCTATCTGCTAGTGCCTGGCTGTTGTTTTTAATTACTTCACTAAATTGTTCAACAGTTAGTCCTGCACGGGTAGCATACATGCGCATGTCGTCCATGCCACGACCAAACAGTGCCCCTGCTGATGTTGCTGTCTGGAACGCTTTGATTGTTTTTTCAGCTTCTGTAGCCAGAAGTCTAACACCTTCTTTAGCGGCTGATGTAACTGCCGATGTAAAAAACTCTAATGCTGTTGATGCGATAGCCATCCTGCCGCCTAATTTGGCAGTCTTACCACCAGCGGCCATCATAGCAGTGCCCATTGTTTCACCAGTTTTTGCTATTCCAGTGAACACACTTTGGGTAGAATCTAATGCAGTCTCCATTAGATCAGCGGCTAACTTAACTCCACTGCCACCACCTTGAAGGTTATTAACTAAGGTTTTTGTAGCATTGAATAACCCTTTGACCAGAGTTACCCCAAGTATTTTACTAAAGTCAAGCCCAGCTTTTTTGTTAGTGTCTGTTAGGAATTTTTGTGCTAGGATATTGCGTTCAATTTCAAGCTTCTGACGTTTTAGTGGGTCTGTGACATCATCGATGTTTTGATTAAGTCTTTTTAGGTCTTCACCTAGATCAATGTATTGCTTGCGACCTTTTTTCAACTGTTCGTTTAGGTCAGCAAACTTTTTAGCTGTAGCATCATATAGTTCTTTTTGCTTCTGCTGTTTTTTCTCTGCAGCATCGAGATTTTTATTGGTATTACTGATATTTTTACCAAACTCACCCATACCTAGTTTTTCAAAGGCAGCGGCTAGTATCTCGGCTAAACGTTCTTCATCCATTAATTAAACACCCAGTTTATCGTCTATAAATACTTTACAAGTATATACTATTTATTGGAAAAATAACCATGACTCAATCAAACCCATTAGCTAAACATTTTCGCCAGCCTGCGATCTATTTAAAGCTACCTAGCCAAGGACGTTATTGGTCCGATGACGCCTTAACACTAGGTGCTACAGGTGATATACCAGTGTATCCTATGACTACCAAAGATGAGATCACATTACGCACACCAGACGCACTGATGAATGGTACTGGTGTGGTCAGTGTCATACAGAATTGCATTCCGGCTATTGCAGACGCCTGGGCTATGCCTAGCATAGATGTAGATGCTTGCTTGATCGCTATACGTATCGCCAGCTATGGTAACGACATGAATGTCACTAGTAATTGTCCAAAATGCCAACACTCCAATGACAATACCATTGAACTAACATCTGCACTAGAGCAGATCTCCATGCCCAACTATGATAATCTATTAAAAGAAAAAGATCTAACTATTAAACTAAAGCCGCAGACATATTTTGCATTGAATAGAAGCAATACCATATCATACAAAGAACAACGTATACTAGATGTCCTGACTAAAGAAGATGTTTCACCCGAGGATCGCGAACGTAATCTCAAAGCAGTAACAGACGAGCTGATCGAACTTAATGTAGATACCTTGACTGCCAGCACAGAATATATCTTGATGAGCGACGGAACCAAAGTAACACAATCAGATTTCATCAAAGAGTTCTATTCAAATACCAGCGGTGCACTAGTTAAAAAAATACAAGACAAACTAGCAGAAATTGCGGCATCAGCAGGGCTACGTCCTTATAAAAATGTCTGCACAGAATGTGAACATGAATACCAAACAGATGTGACGTTTGACTACGCAAATTTTTTCGGACTCGGCTCTTAGCTCTCAGCAATGAAGAAATTGTCGGCTATATCGAACAG